CCGGCTGTCGAAATAGTAAAAGCAGATTATAAAAAGATCATGGCAGGTGAACTGAATGGTGAACTTGTGGATTTAACAGGTGATATCGAGGATATTAGAAAAGACGGAGATTTGTATTATATCACTATTCGTACATCTGACGGCATTTACGAAGCCATAACCACAGACAATGTGACCGGAACATTTCCACGTGTGGGGGATAAGAACGTTAAGATGTATGTTACTCCGGATTATACTGAGGATGGGATCTTAGTTATAACGATCAATAGTTTTCGTAAATGATAATTACAATTTTAGAGCGCCTGTGAGCGCCTTTCCAGGAGGGAGGCTCAAGAAAGGATGAGTAAACGAGTATATTTAGTAACTGCTGGATGTTATTCTGATTATCGTATTATAAGAGCATTTTTGGATAAAAACAAAGCAGAATCATATATGAAAATTTGTAATGAATCAGATTTAAACGAACTCGAAGAATATGAATTGTCAGATGATAAAATATTTATTCCTGTATGTTATATCGAGGTGAACTATTATATAGGCAAAATTCCATCTTACATAAATAATAAATATAATTTTAAAATTATTAAAAGTAATAGTTTGGATACTGATATAAATAATATAAATTTTACATGGTACGATGATTATGGTATTTTTCAATCTATAAGCATGTATCGATATATACATTCTAAAAATTTTAATAAAGAGAAGTTAAAGAAAAAGTATCGTAAAATATGCGAAGATTTAGAAACACAGATTAAATCGTTTAAAGAAATAGAAGGTTGGAATAAAGAAATGATTAGGGAATGGTTGAAAAACAAACAAAATATAATTCCAGAAAGTGAATAAATGATGATTACAATTTTAGAGCGCCTGTGAGCGCCTTTCCAGGAGGGAGGGCGCTTATTTTTATGACAAATTTGGAGATTATTCAAAAATTACGGCAAATCGTTAAAGAAAAACCTTATGAATATCAAGCCGTTGAAGATCTTTTTGAGATGCTTCGGATATACGAATCTGAAAATAAGAAGTTAGTTCATTTGTGGAATAGAGAGGTGCGAAAAATATCAGCACAGCAAGTCAAACTTGCAAAAAGCAATTCTCTAGCTGAGAAATTTTATTTTTTGAATAAAAAATCTTTGCTGTTTGATGCAAAAGACGATTTTGACGCTTATCTGCAATATGTGGAGTTCGATAGAGAACCCGAAAAGAGGTTTTATCTACCTCGGCGGAAGGTTCTTCGGCAACTGGTGGATTTGTTACAAAAGGTTGAAGACGACGAAATCGATTTACTGTCCATTTCGATGCCTCCAGGAACAGGGAAATCCACGCTAGGTATATTCTTTTTGACTTGGATTATGGGTAAGTATCCGCACATGGCCAACCTTGCATCGGCTCATTCCGACAAGCTAACACGTTCTTTTTACGAAGGGGTTTTTAATATCATTAGTGATCCCGAATATCTATGGACAGATGTGTTTCCTGGAGTTACTATAGCAAGAACAAATTCAAAAGATGAGATGATTGATTTAGAGAAACCCAAACGGTTCGCAACGCTCACCTGCCGATCGATAGATGGATCTCTAACTGGAGCTACGAGGTGCGAAAAGATATTATACGCCGACGACTTAGTAAGTGGAATTGAGGAAGCGCTCTCAATTGACCGATTGGATAGTCTCTGGGAGAAGTATACCAACGATTTAAAATCTCGAAAAAAACAAGGATGTAAGGAAATTCATATTGCTACGAGATGGAGTGTGCATGATATTATAGGCCGATTGGAAAGACAGTATGCCGATGATCCGAGAGCAGTATTTTATGTTCTGCCAGCATTAAATGAGAACGGTGAAAGCAATTTTGATTACGATTACGGTGTAGGATTTGATACAAAATATTTCTTGGATATGAGAGATAGCCTGGATGATGCGTCTTGGAGAGCACTGTTCATGAATGAGCCGATTGAACGTGAAGGGTTACTTTTCCCCGAAGATGAGCTTAATTACTACAATGGAATTCTTCCAGAGGGCGGTTTGGTGGGGAAATATGCAGCTTGTGACGTGGCTTGGGGTGGCGGTGATTATCTTGCAATGCCGATTGCTTATGAATATGAAGATGGAAGTGTGTACATTGTGGATGTAGTATATAACGATAGAGATAAAAATGTTACTCGCCCGATCGTAGTTGGTAAATTGGCATTCCATCTCCCGCATCAAACACTATTCGAGGCCAATAACGGTGGAGATGAATACTGTGATGCGGTGGATAAAGATTTAAGAGAGCAGGGTATTCGTTTAAATCTTACACATAGAAAAGCGCCATCTAACAAGAGTAAGTTAGCGAGAATCATTCAGGCTGCTCCGGATATTAAGAAGTTTTATTTTCTTGATAAAAAACATAGAAACAAAGAATACGCAGCGTTTATGAAAGAAGTAACTTCATTTGTGCAAACCGGAAAAAACAAGAATGATGATGCTACTGATTCTTTGGCTTTGCTTTCAACCCTAGTTTGGAATGCGAAGTACGGAAAGGTGGAAGTATTTCCTAGACCGTTTTAACATAATATTTTGTGTAGTAAATATTGACAAATACTAAATTTTGTGGTATTTTAATGATAAAGTGAAAAATTGGTTGTCTTGGTGATTTGTAAGAGCATGATTGCTTGGGAGCTTTGGCTCCAAAAGTGGTCATGCTTTTGTCTGTTTTAGTTTTGGGGAGAAGTGGTTTCTTGCGAGACGATATAAGGGTAATTATATTAAGCTTGAAAAGTTAAATAAGCCAGTTAAAGTAAGTTTAGTTAAGTCTTATGAGTTTAGAAAAGGATTTTGTGTAGTTTAGGGGCCGGGCGTAGAAAAACTGCCTATGGGTATATATGAAGGTATGGCAATGTTTGATATTAAAGAAAAGGTTATATATATTTCACATCCTTATGGGGGTCTTAATGAAAATAAGGAAAAGGTTGAGAAATTAATAAAGAGATTGAGTAAAAAATATCCTGAATATTGTTTTGTATCTCCAATACACACGTTTGGATTTCTTTATAATGAACTGACTTACGAGGAAGGCATATCACATTGTTTAACCTTATTGGATTTATGTTCGGAAATTTGGATATATGGGAATAGCAAAGGTGTTAGGATCGAAAGAAATTATGCTCAAAGGTATAAAATACCAATCATAGAAAGGGGAGATTATGACGAGTAGGGTATTGTTTGGTAGAGAGGTGATATATTCTCCAGTAACGGAGATTACAAAGGATAACCTGCTTGATGTTTTGCGAGAAGCTTTATCCATTCATGAAAAAAACAGGGGAGAAATAGATTATTTATATAACTATTATCGAGGAAAGCAACCGATTTTGGATAGAGTAAAAAAGATTCGACCTGAAATTTGTAATAAGATAGTTGAAAATCATGCACATGAGATTGTTGATTTTAAGAAAGGTTATCTTTTTGGTGAGCCGATTCAATATATACGCCGTAACGAAAGTATTGCAGAGAATAAAATAGCTAAGCTCAATGAGTATATGTTTATGGCCGATAAAGCTCAGAAAGATAAAGAATTGGCAGAATGGTTTTACATTGCTGGGACGGCATATCGAATGGTGTTACCTAGTAAAGAAGGAGATGTACCCTTTGAAATTGACACATTAGATCCTCGTGCAACCTTTGTAGTTTATAACAATGGTTTCGGTAGGAAGCCATTAATGGGAGTTACATGCGTACAACAACCCGACGAAAAGATGTTATATTGTATATATACTCCTACTACGTATTTTGAAGTATTGCAGGATGAACCCGAAAATCAAATTGTAAAAGAAGAATCCCACGCATTGGGCTATATACCAATAATTGAATATCCAGCAAATAGCGCTCGGTTAGGTGCTTTTGAGGTAGTTCTTCCTTTACTTGATGCACTCAATAAAATTGTTTCGAACCGTTTGGACGATATTGAGCAATTTATTCAATCTTTTATCAAATTCGTTAATTGTGATATAGATGAACCAACATTCCTTGCTTTAAAAGAATTGGGTGCTTTGAAGGTTAAAAGTACCTCTGCCAATCCAGCAGATGTGGATATAATATCTCAACAATTGGATCAAAGCCAAACGCAAATTACTAAAGATGATATTTACAGGACAGTTCTTATCATATGCGGTATGCCAGATAGGCGTCAAAATGCAAAGTCTACTAGTGATACAGGATCAGCAGTGCTTTACCGGGACGGTTGGACGGCAGCGGAAGCTAGGGCAAGGGATACGGAGCTTGTGTTCAAGAGTTCGGAGAAGCAATTTTTAAGAATAGTGTTGAAAATTCTTAAAGATTTAGAAAATCTTGATACAAAACTTGATGAAATAGATATTAAATTTACTCGAAACAAAACAGATAATTTGCTGGTGAAAACTCAAGGATTGCAAAATATGCTTGAAGCAGGTATCCATCCGCAGATTGCAATTGCTACTTGCGGATTATTTAGCGATCCTGAGCAAGTGTATTTGGATTCTCAAGAATATCTTGAGAAGTGGAAAACAGCCAAAGCTACAGTAACTCCAGGGAATAATAAACCCAATCCTGAAACGGAAGGTGATGCCTTTGAGAGAAATTAGGTGCTTGACTTGTAATAAACTTCTTGGTAAAATTAAGGGAGAAGCAGAAATCGAAATAAAATGTCCTCGTTGTGGGACCGTGAATGTTATGAAAATAGTAGAGTGCCACCAGAGCGCCAGTTAAAAAACTGGTGCTCTTTTTGTTATCGTGCAGAGAAGCACGTTAAAAACACAAAGTGCAGAGAAGCACTATAAAAAACACAAAATTTTAAGGTGAGAGAACACCTAAAAACGCAGGAGGTAATAAGAATGGCAAGTTTAAAAGAACTGTTGGGCGATACGTACAAGGAAGGCATGACGCTTGAAGAGATTGAAACTGCGCTGGCTGAAAGGGAT